GGCTGAAGCCCCTCTCCCACGACTAGGTTTTGCTAAATCCTTATAAGAACTCCAACCATTCCTTAATAATGATGGCTTAATACTATTTCTTCTAAATTTTAATAATAGTTTTTCACTTCCATCGTCATCTTTATAATATACATCAACGTTATAGTTTATTACAGGTAGTTTCATGTGTGAATTATCAATCCATTTTCCTTCAAGTTTAGATGTCTCTTCATCGGTTAATACTTTATTAATAACTAATTTTTTAGGTCTAGGCATATAATAAAAGAAAGAAAAAAATTTTAAATTTTAACGAATAAATTACATTTTTTTAATAAAAAATAAAAGCAATATCACTATAATAATTAGTAAACCATATTTAAAATAATCTTTATATTTGTCTTGATCTTTTAACCGTTGACTCTTAAAAATATCATAATATTTATCATATAATTCTTCATGAGAATATTCTTTTTCACCTTTAAATTTATTTACTGAATTATGAATATCAAATAACCATTCAATTAAATCATCCTTAGAATCTAATTTTATTGGATTATTTTTTAAATTTTCTTTATAGTGTTCTCTACATATAGGACATGGAATAGTAAATTTTAGAGAATCAAATAATTTATGAAAATTTTCTTTATCTTCTTTTGTTGGATTATTTGGATAATTAAATGTTATTGTATGTAAAAATAACCATGCGGAAGGCCCCCAAATTTTTGGATCCATTGTATAATATTATAAATATATATTATTTAAACAAAAAAAAACAATATTGAGTATGGATAATAAAGATATATCAAAAAATTATTGTAATAATTGCGGCAACTATGGTCACTTATATAAAAATTGCAGACATCCTATATTAAGTTATGGTATTATTCTATACCATCGATGTAAAGGTACAGGGGAAATTAAAATTGTAATGATAGAAAGAAAAGATTCATTAGCTTATATAGAATTTTTGAGAGGTAAATATGGATCAATATATAATCTTAAATATATTCAATTATTATTCAGCCGTATGTCTTTCGATGAAATAGAACGGATTAAAAAGAATGATTTTGATACATTATGGAAAGAATTATGGATCCATACTGAAACAATTAATTATAGAATAAAAAAAGAATATACTAAAAGTAAAGCAAACTTTATTTCTATTAAAAATGGTTATAAAATAAAAGAAAAAAACATAAATTTTGAATATTTATCAGACTCAGTAAAACAAAAATATACTTCGAATGAATGGGAAATTCCAAAAGGTAGAAGAAATAACCTTGAAACAAATAAACAGTGTGCTATAAGGGAGTTTAAAGAGGAAACAAATATTAATATAGAATCATTGAATATTATTAATAATGTTATACCTATAATTGAAGAGTATGAAGGTATTAATCGTGTCCGATATAAACATATTTATTATATAAGTGAAGCAGAAGAAGAATTCACATTAAAAGTTGACATGGATAACAAAGATCAATATACTGAAATAAAAAATATTGAATGGTTAAATGAAGAAAATTCGGGTAGTAAAATAAGAGATTATGATAATAAAAAACATGAAGTCATTAATACATTTTTTAATTTCATAAAAAATTTTCATAAACATGTTACTCTTGAAAAATAATTTTATATTTATAGATAATATAATGGGTGATATTTTGATTGACAAAATAGATGAAGGAATCTTTAAGAAATATGAAAATATTTATAATAGAAATAAAGAAAAAGTAAATAAAAAAGAGATTGATGAACTTCAATATGGTTTAAATAAATTTGAGATTAATCGTATGCCCGATAAGAATGACCCTAAATTCATATATGAATTAACTCGACAACTTCAAATATATCATTGTAAGTCATCCTTTAATATTAAAGATATTCAGAAGAAGTGTAATATAGATAATTTTGAATTATCAAACAATCAGCAATTTTTAAAAAATTTTATAAATGATGAAACACCTTATAATGGATTACTTATTTTTCATGGGGTTGGTGTTGGAAAGACATGTTCAGCAATTAATATAAGTAGTTCTTTTATTGATTCTAAGAAAGATGATAAAAAGATTATAGCATTAGTTTCAAAAAATATTCAACAAAATTGGCTTAATACTGTTTATAATCCAAATAAGATTGGTAATCAATGTTCTGAAGATATTAGTACTCGTATAGAGGATGAATTAAAAGAGTCAAATAAAAAACCATCAAAATATAAGGTCCGTCGAACAATAAAAGAATATTATGAATTCTATGGTTATTTAGAATTTTCAAATAAACTTAAACGTTTAAGAGATATTCGTATAGGTAATAGAGAATTAGACAAAAATGAAAAAGAATTAATTCTAAAACAAGTCATACGAGAATATTGCTCAGATAGAATTATGATTATTGATGAAGTCCATAATTTAAGAGAAGAAAAAGACAGTACTGAAGATGAAAATGAAGATGATAAAGAAAAAGCTTTGAAAACTAAAAAAGAAAGGGAAAATGCCAGGACTATATTAAAAAAAGTTGTCAAATACAGTCAAAATATGAAATTAATAATTATGTCAGCAACACCAATGTTTAATAAATCAAAAGAAATAGTATGGTTAATGAATCTATTACTATCAAATGACAAAAGGCCATTATTAAAATACAAAGACTTATTTATAAATGAGAATGATGAAGATATATTAACTGATAGAGGGGAAAATTTATTAAATAAAAAATGTTCTGGTTATATATCTTATTTAAGAGGGGAAAATCCTATTTCCTTTCCAATACGATTATATCCAAATGATAAGAATAGTATTAATCGGGGGAAAAATAATTATCCAACAATCAATTTATTTAATGAAAGTCCAATTACATCTTATAAGTTTTCATTTATGGATTTATATTTTAATAAAATGATCGATGAAGGGTCTCAATGTTTTTATTATAAAGAATTTATTAAATCATTAGCAAAAAAAGAAGAAATCCCTATATCAGAAAGAAAAGTTGGTATTCAATTATCAAATATAGTATACTCTATTGATAAGAAAAAAATAAATATTAAAAATGTATATGGAGAAAGGGGATTTAATAATTTTATGGATGAGAATGTCAAAAAATTTAGTTATAAAGAATCAAGTGAACCTATCTTTGATATAAATAATGGAATATTAGAATCTATGTCTGCTAAATTAACTAATATATTAACCGGGTTAAAAGAGAATAAATCTAAAGGTATTATCTTTATTTATTCTGACTATATCTATTCAGGTGTATTACCAATTGCTTTAGCATTAGAACATATGGGGTTTGAAAAATTTGGTGGTAAAAATATTTTAGATTATCCAGAATGGAAAAAAAATAGTGAAAATACAAAATCAGAACCAATTGATTTTCAATGGAATGTAAGAGAAAATAAAACTACTGATGTATTTAATAGAGCAAGATATATTATATTATCAGGTAATAAAAACTTATCACCTAATAATGACATGGAAATTGAAGCTGTTAAAAATGCTTCAAATAGTAATGGAGAAAATATAAAGATCATATTAGGGACATCTGTAACGAGTGAAGGATTAGATTTTAAAAATATAAGAGAGATCCATGTTCTTGATCCATGGTATCATTTATATAAAATCGAACAAATTATAGGTCGTGGAATCCGTTTCTGTTCTCATATAAACTTACCTGAAAAAGAAAGAAATGTAACTGTATTTTTACATACTTCAGGAATATCAGAAGAGAAAGAATCAATAGATACGAATACTTATCGTATGGCCGAGCAAAAAGCAGGACAAATCGGGAAGATTGAAACCATTTTAAAAAATAAAGCAATTGATTGTTATTTGAATGAAGATATTAATTATATTTCAAATATGAATAAATATAAACTTATTTCAAGCCGTTCTACAAAAATTAAAAAAGTAGATGTTAATGATCAAGAATATTCAAAAATATGTTCTTTCTCAAATAAATGTAAAATAGAATGTTCAATTGAACAAAAAGATATATTAACATTAGATAATATCAATATTAATGATAAAATCGAAAATTTATCATTCGACACATATACAGAAAAGAATATTAATGAATTAATTAAACCTGTATGTAAAATAATTGGTGAATTTTATGAAATATATAATTATTATACTCTTAATGAACTTATTGACAAAGTTAATTCTTTAATGGATACAAATTTATATATTATATATCACTCAATAAACCATATGATTAATCATAAATATCCTGTATGGAACATTAATACTACTCCAGGATATATTATAAATCTAAATGATTATTATATATTTCAACCTTTTAAAAATATTGATAAAAGTTTACCTCTTTATGAAAGGTTGATAACAAAAGAAAATGGTCATGAAAATATAATATTAAATGCATATAAAGATTTTGAAGTAGACATTTCAGGGGATAGTTATATGTGTTTTGAAGACTATAGTGAAATCCATTATAGAATTTATACTGAAATACGAAAGGCTACTGTGAAAGGTTGGAGGAATCCTAATAATGAAATTATATATGATGAAATAATAAAACTTATAACAAAAAATAAAAATAATTATGGACCTTTTAAAGCATTTAAATTTAGTAAAGGTCAAACCATAAAGTTAGATACTGTTAATAATATTGATGCTATTAATTTAGATTATGACCTTATAAGATATTTAATACCTACAATTAATAATGATAATTATATTAACCACATTATTGATAAATTAAAATATTCTGAAAAATTAACATTGTTAAAAAATATCCTTTCAAGTGTTATTAATAACGATTATAAATTACCCGAAGATAAATATGATAAATATATTTACATGTTTTTCAAAAATAATGTAATAAGACTAAGCGATATAGGGGAATATTCTATCCTTGATGAAAATGGAGGGGATATTATTGGGTTTTTCTTACATAATACAGAAAAAGCATTTAATAATACATTAAAAACAAATATAAATAATTTCAGCTTCCTTATCTTTGATAAAGAAACAGAACAATGGATAGATCTTGATGAGGTTGGTAAATTAAATATTAAAAAGAATTTTAAACCCTTAGAATTATTTAAGACACCACCTCTTTGGGGTTATTCATATAAAAATAAAGAAGAAGATCACCAATTCAAAATTATAAGACCATTACAAAGAACCAGTAAAGATAAATTACCTGGAAAAGTATTAGCCGATGTATTAGGTTTTAAATCAATATCGTTACTCGAGATATTCAAAGAAAATTTTCCCGATTATTTTAAAGCTTACGAAGGATTTATCTTAAATTTATTAGATCAATCGAAAGATAAAGTCGATAAGGAAAATAAAGAAAAATATAGAAAAATAAAAGATGAAACTAAAATATGTTCTGAATTATATAGTATTGCTAATAAATATTTTGTAAGATATAATGATTATAAAAAATTAATTAATAAAGAATTTTTAGTATTATATGGAGAGTTTATAATGAGGGATATAGATATAAAAAATAATGGAAACTATTATTTATCATATGATTTATTTTTATTAAAATTTAATCTATAATAAAACAAAAATTTGAATATATATTTAAACAATAATATATTATATTATATCATAATGACTAGTTCTGAACATGTTAATAAACAAATGCTAAAAACAACTCTTTCTGTTCCATCGAAAGATATTAATAAGAATTTAGATAATATAATAAAACAAAAATTAAATGAGTTAATTGAAGGTTTATGTTATAATGACGGCTATATACTAAAAGATTCTATTAATATAATTCAGAGAAATATCGGTAAGGTTGAAACTAGAAATAATAAAAGTTCGGTAAGTTATTTGATTACATATTCTGCTGATGTTATTTCTCCATCGGAAGGAGATGTATATGATGTTTATATTAATAATATTAATAAATTAGGTATTATTTCATATTTTAAAGTGAAAGATACAGATACACATGAAACAAGTCCTCTAATTGTTATGATACCAAAAGATTATATGGATTCAAGTATATTAAACATTGATGATTTACATATTGGACAGTTATTAAAAGTGATTGTTATAGGATCTCGAATTAAATTTCGTTCTGATAAAATACAAGTTATTGCTAGACCTGTTTCATAGATAAGTTTAAAATTTAATGAATTAATATTTTTTTTTAATATAATGGATAAAAAACGAATTTTTATATATGAAAATGTTTATAAAATGAATGATCATACAAATTTAATAAACCTTATTAATTCTTTTGAATGTAAGTATACACAAAATAGTAATGGTATGTTTATAAATTTAAATACGCTTGAAGATAATATAATTGATAATATTTATTTTTTAGTTCATAATGAAATAAATTCGGAAATTGACGAACATATATATAATGATGTTATATCCGAAGAGATTCAGAAACCAGAAAAAGTGATAATTGTCGATAATACGCATAAAGATTTTTTTTTAGATGATTTTAATGAAGAAGATAAAGAAATAATAATAAAATCCAAATTATATAAATTGTAAATTTGATAATATAAATTTAATAATATATAAAAAGATATTTATATATTAATATATAATGGAATTTATCGAGAAACATAGTCATAAAAAAAATACATTTACATTCAAAATTAATGATGGTGAATCTCAATATATAGAAGGAAATACAAAAAAAGTATTAAATATTGGCTTTAAAGATATATGTGAGATCATTATTGGAGAAAATGAAATTGAGTATAATACACTTGAAGATAATCATAGAGAAAATTATATTAAAACAAAAAAACTTGAAATAGCTTCATCTGCTATTAAAAATGATAAATATTCAAGATCTTTTAATGTCTCTACCATACAACGTGGTTTTCAAGGGGATAATAATTTTTCATCTATCTTATATTTGAATGAATATTATAAGATTAATTGTATATTATATAATCGGGATGTAAATAAATATTATAGTACTTCTTTTAAAGATTACCCTACTTTAGTATGTTCATTTACTAATAATAAATGGAATAAAGAAGTAGATGAACTACCTGAAAATATAGAGTTTTCTGATTATAAAGAACTTGGAAATATCCTTACTATAGACTGTGATAAGAATATTTATAAACCTTATCTTGGTAGTATATCAAAATATAAAATGGTTGATTTAGAAAAGATTTGTAATGAGATGGAAATAGATCTTATAAATGATAATGGGAAGAAGAAATTAAAGAAACAATTATACGATAATGTAAATTTGAAACATATAAAAGAAGATATTTAAAAAATAAATATACTTTGATATTATATTAATGAAACTATTTAATAATCAACCGGATGCCCATGAATATTTTAAACAGGCGATTCTTAACGATGAAAATGAATTAGAAGCTATTTTTGGTTATACTCCTGCTAAGAATCCAATAAATAAAAAAATTTTTATAAATCTCCTTGAAAAATGCAGAGAAATATATGAAACAAAATACGAAGAAACAATACTAGATATAAGGACAGAATTTAGAAATAATGTATCTAATGTTAGATGTTCTGTTAAGGGAATTGAATCTATTAAACAATATTGTAGAGAAGATAGTCTTGAAAATATAAATGATGAAAATCTGGAATATATTCAGAAGACAGTATTTTCCGATGGAACTAAGAAATATGGTCAAATTAAAGATGAATATTATAATATTCGATTAAATCTTAAGAAGGAAAAATCATTAAATAATCGTCATCACTTTGTTAAATCTATGCTTGTTGATTATAGAAATAAAAGGAAACATTTTAGATATAAAAAGAGATATAGTTTCTTGACAGAAGATAAGGTATTCAGGATCGATCTTACAGTTGTAAAAGAAACATCTAAATATAAAGGGAAATTTAACTTTAAAAAGACTTTTAAAGAAGCCGATATCCTTAAAAATAAAGAAAAATATGAAGTTGAAATAGAATATGTAGGTTGGGAAAACGAAGTAGGTATTCCTAAAATAGATCTACTATATAGACAACTTAAAG